GACTGATTCACAATCCCACGAGTGACAAGGCGAGAATCTCCCACGCTTGCGTTCATGTTGCGAAGGCTTCCGTTTCCTTCATACTGAAGGGTTGCGCCGTTGGCTTGATAGATGGAACCGACTTGGAGGTTTTCAATGGTGTTTTTCATAATGTGAATATATCTGTTCGTTCTTATTTTGTCAACAATTATTTTTTGGAAATGTTCAAGAGGATAGAGATATCCTTGCTCACCTTGTCGGAGATCTTGGCGTGTTGCTCAAGATTGTTAGCGAAGCGGATGAGTTGGGCCTTCAGAGGATTCTGTTTAATTGCTTTCTTCTTCATGGTTAAAAGATAGCACGGCCCTACTAGGAAAGCAACAAGTTTTTTTCTTTTTGATAAACTTTTTTTTGATGATTTATCTTGACATTTACATTGTCCTACGTTTGTCTTACAGTGTCATACCGGGCGGGGCCCGGCGCTGTAAGTCGTTGATACTTAAGGGCTTGGCTATCTGACTAGCCTCACCCTATATTCGTTCTGACACTTGAGCTTTTCGTCCTGTCTTACAAGCTCATAGTATTGTAAGAGGGCCTGTGTCTCTGTGCTACCTACTAGCTCGGCACGATACACCCACTTGCTATCACCTTTCCATCTGGATTCTACAATGATCTTCTTCATGTTATACAATGCTATGCTTTCTATTCCATCCTCTTTGCCATATAGCATACACACGCAAGCCATAAGCGGGATACTTCTTGATTGGTATACGATGCAAGGCGCACCATTGTGCAAACTCTTTCTTGCATTGCATTTGTGATACAATGTTCATAGTGATTGAATGAAGGTCTTTGCCTCAAGCAACCCCTGACTGATGTAGTAGTTACCCCACATCCTCAACGTGTTTCCCCTGCGTCCATGATAGGCCGAGCGATTGAAGAAGCGTTGCGATAGTTTGTAGATGATGGTGATCATGCGCTTATTCTATGCTTTGTTGTGATAAAGTGCAACAGCAATCACAAAAGAAATCAAGAGGAGTTCCATTAGTGGTTACAGATCTGATCGGCGTAGTAGAAGATGCCAGCGTATGGAAGGATGGCGACGATAACAAGTAAGACAAGGAGAGCGATGCGTTTCATGTGTGACAGATTAGTGTGAGCAAGCCTCCATCGCAAGGACAATCGTTCCAACCCCAAACAGGGCGAACATTCCGAGGGCGAGGAAGGAGAGGAGGATTATGGCTGATTCAATGTGGTGTTTCATTTGTTCTAGTGTGTGTGTTTTGTTGTGTGTTGTAAAGATTTTTATTGATTCAAAGGATCTTTTTTAAGGTTGCGCTTGGCGATCTCTGCCGCCTTGCGGTTCATTTCCATTACCTTCTTCATCAGAGTGTCGTTGTTCTTCTTATCGTTCATGAGTAGATACTACCCCCATCCCACACACAATGCAAGAATTATTTTTATGTGATGATGTATTACAGTGTCCCCTCCCCTTTTTCCGAAAAATTGACCTTGTAAGACCCGGTAAAACGCCGGTAGGGTCAAACTTCAATCTCCACTCAATAAAAAAACTACATTATTCAGAAATCTCGCCTAGAATTCAGAAATCGCCGCCGCCCCCAGCGACCGGGCGCTGCATTTTATATGCTGGCGCTTATCTATATAAACAATTAAGAATAATAACTTAATTAATAAGAACAATAATAATAAGAATAAGAATAACAATAATAAGGATAAGGATAAGAACAAATAATAAATACCCGCATAGGGTTATATGTGTAATTAACCATAACAAGAAGAAAAAGTATGGCAATTAATAACTTTATAAACAAAGTGGAATTAGAGGCTCCTATATCCAGCCTGCCGGGAGACCTAAGGGTAAGTGGTAGGATATATTCAAGTGGTGAGCGCGTGGCGACCATCGAGGATATGGGTTTAAACATTACCGTGAATGGTGGGTTTAGTTGCCCGGTTCCAGTTTTTATAGCCCCGGTTAATTATACACAAATTACTACTACTGGTAGCGCGCCAGCAATCGGCCCGGTGGAGACTAACGCCGCTCTATGGATAGAGAGTTTTGATTACAATCCAACAATAATTGGCGGCACGGACACAACCTTGACTGGCGTAAGCTTTAATAACCTATTTGGTGTAAAGGGCGGGTTCAGTTTAGCTACGTGCAATTCTTTAACAGGCCTAAACCTTCCGCAGTTAAGCACTGTCATTGGTAATTTTTCCCCTAGCATATTGCCAGCGCTTACCGGTTTTTCGCTGCCGCAGTTAACAACCGTGGGCGGAGGGTTTAGTCCTAATATTATGTCCGCCCTCACCAGTCTTTCGGCGCCACAGTTAACAACAGTGGGCGGGAGTTTTGGTCCTGGTTCGATGGCCGCGCTTACCGGTTTTTCGTTTCCGCAGTTAACAACAGTGGGCGGAGCGTTTAATCCTACCAACATGGCCGCACTTACCGGCTTTTCGATGCCCCAGCTAACAACGGTGGGCGGAACGTTTAATCCTAATACTATGGCCGCGCTTACCGGTTTTTCGTTTCCGCAGTTAACAGTGGTGGGTGGACTTTTTCAGCCTAGCAATCTATCCTCTCTTACTAGTATCTCAATGCCACAGCTGTTAACGGTGGGCACGAATTTACAACCAGCTACAATGGCCAGTCTAGCCAACTTAAACTTGCCACAATTGGCCCGTATAGGTGGTAGTATTGCTATGGCTGGTACAAGCGTTCCAGCACTGAGTGGCTTTACTCTGCCGTCTATCACTGGTATTGCTTCTAATATTACTATAACCCCAACGGCCGGGAACTTTTCCGGACTATTTTTCGGCACTGGACTTAGAAACGCGGGTGGAAACGTTACGATTACCAGTCAAAGACTAATATTACCATCAGTAGAAAACATTCTTATCAGATTGGCCGCTTTGGACGGAACCGCTGGCACTACCGTTTACGGCGCTGGTCGTACGGTTAACTTGAGTGGTGGAACCTCGGCTGGAGTTGCCGCATTAGGCCCTGCGGCTTCCGGTGCTAGAGCCACGCTTTTAGCCAGAACCGTGACCGTAACAATGAATCCATAATAAATAATATGAGCCAATTAATAATTAATCAAAGCCCTGCGGAAAGTAGTTGGAGACTGGTTTATTGCAAGGATAAGCTTGAAGTTATCGCACTTTTTTATAGTGCCGGGGTTACGGCTACGGGGTATGAGTTATTTATCTCACAATCCAAACAAGAGTGTTTGGATAAGATAGCTAGTCTTGGACTAGCATATACTGAGGAACACGCAGAAGAGTAAACTAATAAAATGCCAATTGTAAATATTATAAATAAAGTAGAAGTTGGCCCGGCGATATCTGGCATTACTGGTGATTTAAGTATAACCGGGGCACTGCGCTCAAGCGGCGAGCGCGCTGCCACAATTGAAGATGCCGGATTAAGCTTAACAGTAGATGGTAGGTTTTTAGTTCCACCCCCTTTTTATCCGTCTGTGGTTAATTATGTGCAAATTATATCTGGTAATACGGTTCTACCAGTTACCACAAATAACAATTTGTGGCTAGAAAACGTTAGCTATACAGTAACAGATACTACTTTAAGTGGAATAACATTTAATAATTTATATGGAGTACGCAAGGATTTTACTTTTGCTAGTCAAAGCGCTCTAACTGGTTTAAACTTACCGCTTTTAACAATGGTGGGCGGAGCGTTTAGTCCTGGCACAATGGCCGCTCTAACCAGCTTTTCGCTACCACAGCTAACAACGGTGGGCGGATCGTTTAGTCCTAGCACGATGGGCGCGCTTACCAGTTTTTCGTTGCCGCAGTTAACAACAGTGGGTGGGAATTTTAATACTAGCACTATGGGCGCCCTCACCGGTTTTTCGGTGCCACAGTTAACAACGGTGGGTGGGAATTTTAATACTAGTGTAATGTCCGCCCTCACCGGTTTTTCGGTGCCACAGCTAACAACGGTGGGTGGGAATTTTATTCCTAATATTATGAACGCCCTCACCGGTTTTTCGGTGCCACAGTTAACAACGGTGGGCGGGGGTTTTAGTCCTAATATTATGAACGCCCTCACCGGTTTTTCGGTGCCACAGTTAACAACGGTGGGCGCATCGTTTAATCCTAGTATTATGAACGCCCTCACCGGTTTTTCGGTGCCACAGTTAACAACGGTGGGCGGATCGTTTAGTCCTAGCACGATGGGCGCGCTTACCAGTTTTTCGGTGCCACAGTTAACAACGGTGGGCGGGAATTTTAATCCTACCGCGATGGCCGCGCTTACTGGTATGTCATTACCACAATTAAGGACAGTGGGTGGTATTGCTATTGATGGCGCCTCTATTAGGTCCATCGAACTACCACAGTTAACAACCGTGGGCTCGTTTATCCGCTTGGGTGGCCTTCCTATTGTAAATCCAACGCCAAGACTTACTGGCCTTAGTTTACCAGCCATTACTGGTATTGGTGGTAATATTGATATATTCTCAACTGGTCTTAATTTTTCCGGACTGTTTTTTGGCACTGGCTTGAGGAATGTCAATGGAAACCTTACAGTTACCGGACAGGCCCTATCCATCCCCTCTGTAGAAAATATACTAGTAAGATTAGCGGCCTTAAATGGAACCAGTGGCACTACGGTCTACGGTGCTGGTCGATCTGTTGCTTTACAAGGTGGAACCTCAGCTGGTAGTGGCGTTTTAACTCCTGCTGCGTCTGCGGCTAGAGCGGTGCTTACTGGGAGATCCGTAGTTGTAACGTTAAATCCTTAAGATTTAACTATACTATACAGTTTCCAACTGTACATTATTTTTATAAACCACTGGCTTGACCCAAAATATGTCAGTGCCACTGTATATCTTATACTGGCTTCTGCTATTATTTATTTCAATAATCTTACCATAACGCCAATTTTTAATACTACGCTCTAAAAATTCGATATTATCATTTAATTTAAATTCTTTTTTCATAATATAATTGGAATTAGTTGTATAATATTATATGAAGCAGTGTGGTCTTTGTAAAAAGGAATTAGAGTTGGGCTTGTTCTCTATAAATAAACGTGCGAAAGACGGCTTGCATGCTTGGTGCAAAAATTGTTGTAGAAAGGCCGAACGTGAGCGTTATAAAATAGTAAGAGAGCAAAAAATAAAGGAAGTGCGCGAATGGCAAGAGAAAAATTTGCAGAAAGTCAAGGAATACAAGAGGAATTGGCGGGCCGAGCAGAAAAACCTGCCCGAACCCGGCCAATCTAACCAGTAATATTAAACTTCCACGTTAATCTTTCTTGGTTTCGCCACTTCACTCCTTGTGGCACTAACATAGAGAACGCCATGATCTAGTTTTGCGGATACTGTTTGTGCATCCAAGAACTCAGGGAAGCTTTCAGAAGTATAGAACTTCAAGCTGTCCTGTTCCGCGCTAATGTGCAACACGCCATTGTCTATTGACACGTTAATATTTTCGCGCTTGAATCTTGGTAATTCGATATCAAAACCAAACTTATCCTGATTGGTTTCGTCCTGCTTCCACTTATTCGCCAATTTAGAACTGAACGATGGGCTTGTCACCGCATCGAAATCATCCCAAATACCAGACCACTTTGTTGACCATATATCAAGTATCTTAAACGGATCGTAAGCAGTGTTAATACTTCCGATTGTATAATTGGGTAAGTTTACTATTTTTTTAGGTACTAATGTAATATTCATATATTTGTATTGTTATTGTTACAGTATTGAGACAAAACTTTTGTTGGAATGTTCAATAAATATTTGTAATATATTATGTGAAAGAGTATGAGTATCTAATTGTTTCGGATTTGCACCTCACCAGCTTGGTTTGTCAGCACGAGAAATTCGAAAAGGTAATTAAAAGCGTCCCGGCCAAAAACATAGTATTAAACGGCGACGTAATAGATGTTAATCATACAAAAAAATTGAGCAAAAAAGATTGGCACTTAATGTCAAGCTTGCGTAAGCTAACGAAAAACAGTAACTGTTATTGGAACGCCGGGAATCATGATGAGGACGTTTCAAAAACTCTTTCAGAATTTATAGGCTATGATCACTCAAGAGAGGTTCGCTGTACAATTGATGATAATAAAATCATTGTAACTCATGGTGACCAATTTGACAGTTTTATTGGCGACCATCCTGTACTGACAACAGTGGCCGCTGGAATATATTACTGGCTACAAGCAATAGACCCAAAAGAACAGCGCGTTCCAAGGTTTTTTAAAAAACGTAGTAAAAATTGGGTGCAAGCCGCAAGCAGAGTTAGGCAAAATGCGGTCAAGTGGGCAAAGGCCCAAAATTATAATTCAATTATTTGTTCTCATGTACATCACAGCGAATTTTCAACTGTTGAAAATATCAATTATGCTAATACTGGCTGTTTTACTTATGCAGAATGTTCTTATGTGACAATAGATAAATTTGGTAAGATTGTCGTACATAAAGTGTAATATATACCGTAGTGAATATTTCGGCCTCCCACAGTTCGGGAATAGATTTTAAAAGTGGCCATAACTGTCTCCAGACCTCTCCCCCAGAAGTTAAATTCATGTGTTAATTTAACTATTTAATTTTTTATGAAAAACAAAACAGATAAACCCAAAAAGGACACTTCTCCATATGTTGACAAAAAAAGAACAAAAGTCAGCATTGATTTAAGTTTAAGAGAATTACCTTGGACGGAAAAACAAAACAAGTTTTTTGAATTAGCAAATAATAAAAATACCAAAGTCATTATAATCAAAGGTGTTGCTGGCACATCAAAAACATTATTAGCAACATACATGGCGCTAAAGAAAATAAAAGAAAAGAAGATATCTGAAATTTATTACAGCCGAGTACCAGTAGAAAGCTCTGTTCACGGCATAGGATACATAAAGGGAACATCCGAAGAAAAAATGTCCCCATATGTACAACCATTAACCGATAAGTTAAATGAACTATTACCAGAACCACAAGTAAGGGCACTTATGAGTGATAATCGTGTTATTGGTTTACCATTAGGATTCCTACGTGGATTAAACATCTCAAACGCCGCGTTCATTATGGACGAGGCGCAAAATTGTCGCGTGGAAGACTTCCTATTAGTAATGAGCCGTATGGCCAATTTCTCAAACTTGTACATCCTCGGAGATGATCAACAATCAGATATTAAAAACAGTGGTTTTAATCGTGTTTATAATCTGTTTGATAATGACACCGCAAAAGAACATGGTATTCATACTTTCCAATTCGGAAAGGAAGATATCGTGAGATCCGAGATCTTGTCTTACGTCATCGAAAGCTTCGAGAGCATAAGACAGACGAATAAAAACTAATTCTGGTAGAATTGAATAATAGATTCAGGTATTTCTAAATAGTTCAAATGCGATTTTAATAGAACATTTGGGCACTGATTAGCTATTGTTTTGTACCTAGTGCGAGGCATGGGCCAAATGTTATTTTTATATAAATAAGCATATTTATACAGAATCGCGTTAGCATACTGAGCATACTCCTTATGACAGAATAGATTATTATCCTTTATTATTTTAATAGCTCGGCGTTCGCAATCTCTTTCAAGAGCCAAAAGAATTAGAATTTCTTCTTTGAACTTTTTGGGCTTACTAATTATATCATCAAATGCAAAGTTCTGATTTTCAAACTTTTGCCAAATTTTGCTATTAGTAGTCCATTGTAAGAAATGGCAATACTCATGTATTAATACTCCAAACCATTCTTTTTCTGTTTTGTCGCCAGTTGCTACCTTGATTACAGGGTCGCCTTCATTATTAAAGTAAAATATCCCATCGCATTTGCTAACGCCAGCACAATACTTACCTTTTTGTAAAAAAATCTTACCATCATTTTCAGACAAGTCGCTTTCTATTGTCTTGTAAATGTCCGAATTAATTAAGGAAGACATTAACATAATATTACACAAGCGACAGTGTAAAAACGTTAGTTAAAGAGATTTTAGAATTTTATGTGTAATTATTTAATAATAAGTGTATGAAATATTTTTGTCCGTCATGCGGAAAACCTACCGTATATAATTTAAACATTCCAAAGTTTTGTTCGGAATGCGGTGTAAGTTTTGCGCCTAATAAAACAGCAGTCGCTTCTAATTTAAAAAAACTTTTTCCATCGCAAACTTTTGCACCAGCTGAAGCCAAGCCCCTGAGTGCTGAACAGAATGAGCGCATAAACGCCACTATTAAAAAAATGGCGCCAAAATATGAGGCTAGTATATCATTTGAAAATACTACAACCAGTCAACCAACCGAAGATCAGGATATTGAATATATTGATAGTGAAGATTTTGATGCAAGCAAGTTTAAATCAATTAAGCCGCAATTTAAAGTAGAGGCAAGAAGAAGTGATGGAGTGTCTTTTGAAAATTTGGTAACAAATGGTTATGTTAATAACTATAAGTCATCAGACTCGTCCTTGGATAATAATATTATTACAAACAATAGATCGGCTGATGATATATTGAATGAATTCCAAAGAGAAGCTGGAACTTCGCGTGGCGCTAGCCAAGACTAGTAAAATATAAAATTATATATTATGTCTACAACGCCTTCTTTCGAGGATAGTATTGCAATTATTGATGAAGAAATTAATAAACGTAAGGTTCGCTGGCATTTAACTGCCATTGCTTGGATGGATTTTCAAGATGTCGCGCAAAGACTCAGGATTCATATTTATAAAAAATGGAACAAATGGGATACGGTTAGGCCATTGAGGCCGTGGTTAAATCAGGTAATCAACCATCAGATTACCAATATGTTAAGAAATCATTATTCAAATTTTTCACGCCCATGTTTAAAGTGCCCATATAACACCGGAGATCACGGCTGCTCAGTATATACCACACAGAATAATTCTTGTTTATCCTATTCCAAATGGGAGAAAACAAAAAAGAATGCTTATGATATAAAGTTCCCAGTAAGCATACATACTCCAAATACACAGAATCCAGAGACTAATCTAGAATCTCTCATAGAAAGTAAGGAGTCTTATTTAGATATAGAAAATATTCTACCAGCATTCAATGATATGATGAAAAAGAATTTATCTAATATAGAATGGAAAGTATATGATTTAGTATTCTTACAGAACTTAGAAGATTCGGATGTTGCTAAAAAAATGGGATATAAACTAAGTTATAAAGATGGCAGACCTGCTTATAGACAGATAAGCAAAATTAAATCTAAAATTTTACAAAAAGCAAGAGAACTTGTTAAGGAGTTGTTATGAGTACAGAAATAGAAGACGCCGATCTTTCTTCAGAACAGAAACAAAGAATAAAAGATTTGGTTGCAAAAAATCCAGACGCAACGATCACTGAAATAACTGCCTATGCGTATGAAGATGATTCTATAGATAGCAGGAGCAAAGAGGGTCGTAACGTAAAGAAATTCTTACTTGATAATAAAATTAATTACAAGAATAAGTCGGTTACACAAAGAGAGAGGGTTTCTCTAACTGAAGAGCAGAAAGAGTTTATAAAAAATAATTATAAAAATCAGCATTATGTGGAGCTGGCAAAAACATTGTTCGCTAATGACAAATTAACGCATGTAACTCTTGAATGCAGGGAGGTTAATTCTTATATACAGTCTTTGCAAAAAGATGATCCAGAGCATCTGGAAACTATTAATTACAATCCAGAAAGAGACGCGCAAACTCCAGTTGGCTCTTACTTTCCTCCCAGAAGACAAGATCAGGTTTTATTTAGAATAAACAAGTACTTGAATCTCGGCTGGTCATTAGATGCCATGAAGGCATCCCAGTTAAAACAGGTTGATACCTTGCAAAGATATCTAAATACTTTTAGTTTTTGCTACCAAATTAATACATATAAAGTATCTGGAGACAGACAACTATTTGAAGATGCTTTTATAAGATATACGTATGATAAAGAAGACTTAAGTCAGGAAGAGCTTGACCAATTTATCGTACTATGCACAGAAGCGGTTACTGCGGCAAGTGTTTTACAGCAAGTTGAAGAATTGCGTGAAATGTTGAGAAATAGTAGTGGCGATGGAGAAGGCAGGAATATAAAAATGCAACTTAATGATGCTATCAATAATTTACATACCGAGTATAATCAATGTAGATCCCGTCAGCAAAAATTGTATAAATCACTTGTAGACGATAGGTCTAAACGCCTACAGCAACGCAAAGATGAGAATGCTAGCATTTTAAACTTGGTTCAGGCGTGGAAAGACGAGGAGAGAAGAAAGGGCATTCTGACCTTGGCCACAGCACAGAAAGAAAACTTAAAGCAGGAGGCCGCTAGATTGTCATCAATGGACGAATTAAAAGCAGTAATTCGTGGTATAGATATAAATGACATGGTAAACGGCTAAATTTATTATGAGTAAGTATTCTAAATATTTGCAATGTAAAGTTTGCAATAAAAATTTTGAAAATGCAGATGGTATTCTTAAGCACGTAAAAGTACACAAGATTACTGCCAAAAAATACTTCATGCAGTATTATCCAAAATCTGATTTACTAAACGCGGAGCTGATAGAATATAAATCATTCGAGCAGTACTATTTAAATGACTTTATAAATAAAAGAAACTTAAAAAAATGGTTAGGTGAATTAGATTCCACTTCTGCTTGTAACTATTTAGTATCTAAATTATCAGATTACTGTACACTCAAGGGATTAACCTCCATTCCAAGTCAGTCCCAAATAAAAACAATAGCGTGTTTACCGTCAATAGAAATATTCAATAGTTTTTGTGGAAAGTCTTTTTGCGAATTGGCGGAATCATTAAAATTAAAATGCAATTTTAATTATAAAAGAAAACATACTCCAAAAGATATAAATAACATCGGATTTAATCAAATGGTTATAGACACTAGAGAGCAAAAGCCGTTGAAATTTGATAACTTGAATATCATTTCTTCTAAATTAGAATGTGGTGATTATGCTGTAACTAAAGATGCCAATTTAGTTATCGAAAGAAAGAGTATGGGTGACTTTTTCTCTACATTGAGTGGTGGTATAGAAAGGTTTGAAAGAGAAATTGAAAGGGCAGAAAAACTTGGAATATATATAGTTGTCATGGTCGAGTCACCGATAAATACAGTGCTGTTTTGTAAAAGAACTTTTGGTGCCTGTAGTGGAGATTATATAATGCATCACATGCGAAAAATATGTAGACAGTTTAGCAATGTTCAATTTGTTTTTTGTGATAGTAAATTAGATTTGACAAAAAAAGTATTATATGTCTTAGATATGAAAGACGAAGCAAAGACAACCGATCTGCAATATCTATTTGATAACGAGGTAAAATTATGAGTTTAATAGCAGGCGCACAACGAAGCAAGGGCACGGAAGATGTAAATGAAGAGCTTTTGAAGCTCACTGGCGAACTTAGCGACGAAGAGGCTAGACGTTCGTTGGCAAAGTTTCTTCGTCATAATATTGGCTTTACTACGGAACTAGCCCTTGGTATTACTTTAGAGTTGTATCAAGAGTTGACTATAAAATCATTTTTTCATCGTAATTATTGCATGTTGGTTTGGGGGCGTGGTTGTGCAAAGAGCTTTAGTGCAGCTGTTTACTGTGTATTAAAGTGCATATTTGAGCCGGGTACTAAAATACTAATAGCTTCAATTAACTTTCGTACAAGCCGTAGATTGTTTAATGAAATTGAAAAGTTTTTAGCAAGTCCGGACGCGGCCTTAGCAAGGCAGTGCTTTGGCGACAAGATGAAAAGAAATGACCAATACGAATGGCTTATTAACGGTGGCAGTATCACCGCCATTCCTCTAACTGGTGAAAAAATCCGTGGTATTCGCGCCAACGTTCTTATTCTCGACGAGTTCTTGCTTTTGCCTCCGGATATTATTGATAACGTTCTAATGCCGTTCTTAAGTTCTCCTAGAGATGTTAGCGAAAGAATTAGAACCAGAAGACTGGAAGAGGAATTAATTAAAAAGGGATTGTTGCATCCAGATAATAGACAGATTTTTGAAAACACTTCACAAATGATAGCATTGAGTTCTGCTAGTTATACTTTTGAGCATTTGTTTAGAGTGCATCAACAGTGGGCGCACTTAATTGAGCATCCAGAAGAGCAGGAAGCAAAGGAGGGGGAACTTCCCGGTACGTATTTCATATCCCAATTAGGATATGAAGCATTGCCTTCTCACATGGTTGATCAGGCGGCAATCCAGTTGGCGAAAAATGGTGGAAGTTCGCATAACTCTTTCCTTAGAGAGTATGCTGCAAGATTTATTGATGGTGGAGATAGTTATTTCTCACCTAAAAAAATGCATTCATGTACCATACCTGATGGGGAATATCCAACCACCAAGGTTGTTGGCGATCCTGATAAAAAATATATATTAGCAATTGACCCAAATTTTTCATCCTCTCGTAGCTCTGACTATTTTGCTATGAGCATTATTGAGCTTGATGAAGAAAAGAAACAGGGCATATTGGTACATGGCTACCAAGCCGCTGGAAGTTCTCTACAGGATCACATTAAGTATCTATATTACGTGTTTAAGAATTTTAATATTGTGTTCATGATTATTGACCATGCAGGTGCGGATACTTTTATAGATGCGGTTAATAATTCTCAATATTTTAAAGATTTAAATAGATCAATTAAGTTTATAGACTTTGATTCGGATGCGGAGAATGAGGATTATAGCAAGATGTTAAAAGAAGCTGGAAGGCAATATAATAGAGATATTGGCGCTATTTGCGTAAAGCAATATTTCACATCTGCATTCTTGGGTAGGGCGAATTCTTATTTACAAACCTGTATTGACCATAAGAAGATCTGGTTCGCATCTAGGGCAAGTAACCATCCAGATATTTTAGAGAATATATTTACTATGAACTTACCTATGGACTGTATTTATCCAAGGGGTATAGGAGATCGTGCAGACAACGAGTACGAAACTAAAAAATTAACAGTTAGAGAGTTTATAGAACAGCAGGATTTTATAATAAAAGATACTAAAGATCAATGTGCAAACGTTGAGGTGACCACTACATCAAGAGGAACTCAAAGTTTTGATCTGCCGTCTCATTTAAGAAAATCAACTAGCGTAAATCGCGCAAGAAAAGATAATTATACAACATTGATGTTAGGAAACTGGGCAGTAAAATGTTATTTTGATGTAATATCTCCAGATAATAATAAGAAAAAAAACACAGAATTTGTTGCAGTGCTGATTTAAAACAGATTTCGGTGTAATTAGTGTTTATAATTAATGTATGAGTGATAATGTGAAAAATTTATCTTTCCCAGAGCCGCAGTTAATTGAGGGTTCTGTGGCTGTTGGAAAGAAAGGTATAGAAATTGCAGCCGCCTCTCGTGGCGAGGTAACTACTACCAACCGTAGAAATGCAGCTTCCACTATTTCCCGTACTGACAAATATGCAAATATAGAAGGCGGCGTAATTCCTTTCGCTTATGGTGGCGCACTTGGTAAGTACTCGTCCACAATAAGTATTAGAGATGCTATTATATTGTGCCAAAAAGCTTATTATAATTTTTCAATCTTCAGAAATACGATTGATTTGATGACAGATTTTACTTGTTCGTCGATATATTTCACTGGCGGAAACTCTCAATCATTAAAGTTTTTTAAGGCTTGGGGAGAGAGGGTTAACCTATGGAAACTGCAGGACATGTTTTTTAGGGAGTTTTTCCGCAGCGGTAACGTCTTTTTGTATAGATTAAATGCAGAGTTTAGTAAAGATGATATGATGTTAATCAGCGAGATAACCGCCGCTGAAAATCAAGATATACCTATAAGATACATCGTACTAAACCCAGCAGATATCCAGTCTATTGGTTCTGCATCTTTTGTTAGTCCGCGCTATGTAAAAGTGCTAAATGATTTTGAAATTCAAGTAATGACCAATCCTCAAACTGATGAGGACAAAGAGCTAGCAAAAAGAATCCAAGAATTTGGAGAGATACGCCAAGGCGGAAAAATGAACCAAGCTAACCAGTTCTTGGTATTTAATTTAGATCCAAATCGCGTAAAGGCAGTGTTTTATAAGAAGCAAGATTACGAGCCATTTAGTGTTCCAATGGGTTTCCCAGTTCTTGAAGATATTAACTGGAAACAGGAATTAAAAAATATTGACATGGCTATTGGCCGTACTGTACAGCAAGCAATATTGCTTGTTACAATGGGAAACGACGAAGTAGGAATGCCAAGCAAAGAACAGATCGTAAACCTAAGAAAGATTTTTGAAAACGAGAGTGTTGGCCGTATATTGGTAACTGATTATACTACTAATATAAAGTTTGTCATACCAGAAATTGGACAAATTTTAGACCCTAAAAAATATGAAGTAGTTGATAGAGATATCAGATACGGATTAAATAATGTTCTAGTTGGCGATGAAAAATACTCAAATACTAGTACAAAAGTTGAAGTTTTCTTATCAAGATTAAAGCATGCCAGAGAAGCATTTTTAAATCAATTCCTTATTCCTGAAATGAAGGATATCAGCAAAAAGTTAGGATTTAAGTCAATGCCAACAGCTAGATTTACAGATGCTGATTTTAGAGATGACGCAAACCTTACGCGCATATATACAAGACTTGTGGAACTTGGTGCATTAACGCCAGAAGAAGGTATGACTGCTATTCAAACGGGTAGACTGCCACTTCCAGAAGAAAGCGTGGAATCTCAGAAAAAATTTGTAGAACTTCAAGATGAGGGTCTTTATCAGCCATTACTAAATAAAGTTCCACAGCCTAGTTCTGGAGACAGTAAGCCAGAAGAAAAAAAGCCTAAAACACCTAACAATATGCCGGGTAGACCAGTTGGAACAGGAACTCCAAAAACTGTAAATAGAATCGGCAAAATTGGCGGAAGTGACGAGGAAAAGCCACAGCCGAAATTAAGTGCTAAAAAATTAGCTGAAAATTTGGTTAAGTTTGATTCACTTATTTCCAATATCGAAGAATCATTGAAAAAATCTTACAATAAGAATAGACTGTCCAAAGATCAGAAAGGCATTATTAAGGAAGTTGCTGAAACAATAGCAACAAACGAAACTCCTGATAAATGGAACGAGAGTATTGCCTCTTATATAAACAGTCCAGTTAAAGTTACTGATAATATGTCTAAAGTAGATGAGATATCTGAGAAGCATTCAGTTGATCGCAAAACAGCTATCCTACTATTGCATAGTGAAATAGAATAGTTGAAATTATCTATATTATGTGTAAATCATAATATGAGAGTAGTATTTAATTTTGTTTTATTTAGTATATTAGCATTAAGCGGTTGCACGGTTTATACCGAAAAACAAAGCGAAGCTGTCTCACAGTCTGTTTATGCTACAAAGGATTCTATTGATTTCGCAAGAATTGATTTAGCGGAATCATATATAAATGAGGCTACAAAATTTATCAATCCTCCTAAAAAGAGAATACAGATAAACGCTATCTACCAAAAGCCTATATCTGTAAATGACTCAAAACAGAGAATTGTTATTGTTCCTGAGCAATACAAAAATGATAAAGTGGTTGTTGTTAACTCAACTGATTATAATGATCTTTTAAAAGACAAGGAAATTGCAGCAAGGCTTAAAAAAGATAATGAAGATTTAACAAAAGCAAAAGAAGGCTTTGACAAAGAACTTCAAAAGCAAAAGGAAATGAGTGATAAAATGATCATTAAGCTAAACGAGCAACAGAAAACAATTTTAAAACAAAGGCTTATGATTCTATGGGAAGGAATTATTATAGCAGTTCTAGTAGCGCTAATTGTTGGTTATATCTATATCAGAATGAATAGCGGGTTTAGATTATTTTAAAAAATGCACCCATTTAGCAATATTATTTCGGTAGTAAAATCTGCTACTTCCTTTCTCGAAACTGGAAAGGCTCCGCCACACACTCCACCTGATTTACAAAAGACAATGGAGGAGACAAACCATTTGTCATCCAAGAAATTCTTTATTATATTCACATCTGTTTTAATGCTTGCGGCGTTATATTATTCAAGTGTTGCCATTCTTTTGGCCATTAAGATGCCTGAGCATGTGTCGGCTTTTGTTACTCTCTTTACCAAGACTATAGAGATATTTGCCGTTATTATAGCTTCTTATCTCGGTGTTCAGGCTGCAGTTGAGTTAAGATACAATAGTGAGTCTAGTGCCAAACAAGAAATTACAGTCGAGAAAAAAGAGATAGTCTTAACACATAATACAAAAGAAGATGATTATGATATTTCGGAGGTAACAATATGAAGCAACCGTCACGCAAAGCCTTAGATTTAATTTTAAAGTATGAAGTCGGAGGTGGTAAATCTTACTACGAGAAGTTTTTAGCTAAGCCCACATGGCCCGGTGGCGCGAGTGGAATGACTCTTGGCATAGGTATTGATTGTGGTTATTATACTCCAGATGAACTGGAGAAGATATTTAAATTCTTACCTAAGAAACAGTTAGAAATTGTTAAAGGAGCTTCTGGTAAGAAAGGACAAGCTGGCAAGCAATATACTAGCCAGCATAAAAATAGTGGCATCGTTGTAAGTTGGGATCAGGCTTTGGATGTATTTAATAGTCTTATTTGGTCGAAGTTTGCAAGACTGGCCGAAAGGGCATTTCCTAGTCTAGATGAGTTATGTGACGATGCTTATGGAGCTATTGTTTCATTAGTTTTTAACAGAGGTTCTTCATTAACAGGAGATAGTCGATTGGAGATGAGAAACATTAGGGTTCTTGTGCCAAAAAAGGACTACAAAGGTATCGCTAACGAGCTTCGTAAAATGAAAAGAATCTGGGAAGGCAAGGGGTTAGACGGACTGCTTGAAAGAAGAGACGCTGAGGCTAAATTAGTAGAGTCTTGTGCAAAGTAATTTTGCTTTTACTAGAGTAATAATTAATAATATAAATATATGAGAATAGAAAAACACAAAGAAGCTGGCTTTGATTATTCAGATTTAGAATACAGACCCGGCAGCAATACAAACTTATGTGCTTTTGAAGTATTAAAAAATGAAAACAAAGAGTTAATTGTGAATCATAAATTAAAAAATATTGCTCATATTGAAGTAGATAGTGTAAATTTTAACATGGATAAATTCAAATACCAAGCGACCTTTGATGGCATTATAGTGCAAGCAATGGTGCCAATTGACGAAGATAAGTACTTAGCCGTAGCATCTATTGACCAACTAAAATCATATCTTCCACAAAAAGTTGATTTAGACGTAAACAAAGATTTAATGGGAGTGGCTTTTGATGCATTCGTTGTTAATCGTGGTAACAAGAATGGCCATGTTATTAGCACAGAAGTTGCTTTGTCAATGGTTGAGAATTTTATAAATAAACCATTTAATATAGAACACAATAGAAAAACTGTTGTTGGTTTTTGCACTGGTTATGGTTTTAGTGAATTTGGTACTAGTAACCCACTTACCCTTGAGGAAATTGTGGGAACTAACAAGCCTTTTAATGTTGTTCTTTCTGGTTACGTTTGGAAAATTGTTAACCCTGAGTTCGCTCAGGAGCTAGTTAAGAGTAGCGACCCAAGTTCTGATGAGTATTTATCTGTCAGCGCAAGTTGGGAGCTTGGATTCAATGAGTTCAATATTGCAAAGGGCAATAAAAATTTAGCAGATGCTTCTATTATAGAAGATGAAGATGAAATCTTAAATCTAAAAGATTCTCTAAAGGTTTTTGGTGGAAGAGGATCGGACAAAGATGGTAATCTGCTTTTATTAAACTTACAAGGCAGTGTTCTACCATTAGGTATTGGTTTTACTAACAATCCAGCTGCAGACGTTAAAGGTGTTGTTATATCTTATGATAAGCAAGAGGTAGAAATAGTAGAGGATGGTGCTACTAATAAAAATGAAAATCAATCTAATGAAATGAATAAAAAAAGTGTCTCTACTGAAAATAATGATGTAAAAAGTACTATGCAAATTAATAAGATTGAAGATATCACAGAAGATTCTATTAAAGAAGTCTCTGCAAGTGAAGTTCGTGAATTTATTTCTAACCGTATTTCTGACCTTTCGAAAGATTGGCAGACCAAGGTAGAAGAAAAAGACAACGCAATTGTAAACGCTGAAGAAAAAATTAATATGCTAAAGGCCGACCTTGAAGCAATTAAGGCCGAAAGCGAGAAAGTTAAAGAAGAGTTTAACGCCATGCAGGAGTCAATCAAGGCTCAGGAAATCGAGGCCGCTTTCCAGCGTCGTATGTCACTTGTTGATGAGGAATTCAATCTTTCCAACGAAGATCGTGAAATTGTTGCAGAAGATTTACGCGCGATTGAAAACAATGAGTCGTTTGAAAAATGGTACAATAGATTTAGCACTATCGCTTCCGCTAAGAAAAAGCAAGCCAAGCAGGAAGTAGAAGTAAAAGCAAGCACAGAAATAGAAACAGTTGAGAAAGAAGTAGTTGTAGAAGAAAAGGTTGAAGAAGCTGTCGTTCTAGAAAAAGCAGAAGAGTCTGAAGAGAAAACTGTTGAAGACATCGTTTCCTCTGCGAAAGAAGAGAAAGAGACCATTCCAAACACTTCTAGCGCACAAGAAATTAGTCTAGTTGAAAAAATAAGTGCTGCTTTTAACAAAAACAGTGTAAAGATCAACAGATAATTATATCTAACAAAAATTTAAACAAAAACATATGAGTAACTTAAAACCATTCCGTGATTATAGTGAGCATGATGTTATTAACCTATTCGCTTTCTCCGGCGCCAGTGCTGATAAGGGCACTGTTGTCGTAGCTAATGGACAGGGCATTAACCTCAAAGACGCAACTTTAATTGATAACATTTCCCCTTATGGAAATTCCGTTTCATCCCATCTTTCAGTACCTTGGACAGTGGTTCCAGCCGCTTCCGGTGCAGCAAAGAGCCAGATTGTTGGACTACTACTAAAAGACGTTCGCACTGTAGACGAAAACGGTGAGAGACTTCTATTCAATCCCCGCAAGGCGGCTGAGATGGATGTCGTCATCAGTGGTCAGGCAGCCCCCATTTTAACAAATGGCATCGTTCTATTCAGTGGTATCGTTGGAAACCCCGGTTATGGCAGTGGAGCAGCAGTCTCCGATGCTGGTAACGGTGATCTAAAGGTTGTCGCTTATGGAAGCGCTACCGTTGGTAAGTTCCTAGGGCCTAAGAACGACGAAGGATACGCTCTTCTAAAAATCGAGCTATAATATTAATATTTTAAAAACATGAAAATTCAATTCGAAAAAAATCCAGAACAGGTTGAACTAATCAAGGCTTTAGCCTCTGATAACAAGTCAACAGCACTAGAGGCACAAGAGGCCTTTGCTGCTTTCATCAGTCAGGTAGTACAGCAGGTGCTTCTACAGACTGGCACAGCTACCAGTATTTATCGTGATATCGAGTTTGATGAAGACGATTCTCCATCAATTCCTTTAGATCTATACTATGGAGCACAAGAGGGAACAATCAGTGTATGGAGCCAGACAGTTGGCGGTGGTCTACCAACAAACTTCGTACAGGGAACTCAAGAGATGAAGATCAGTACCTATCGTTTAGATAGTGCTATCTCCATGGAAAAGCGTTATGTTCGCAGAGCACGTCTAGACGTTGTTGCTGCTGGACTAGAGCGTATGGCCAATGAGTTGCTTGTTAAGCAGGAGCGTAATGCATGGGCAGTCGTTCTTAAGGCTCTAGCCGAGGCTCAAACACAGTCTCAGAAACACGTTATTCGTGCCGGAACAGCTGGAACTTATCAGCTAGACGACATGAACAAGCTATGGACACTAGTTCGTAGATTAAACGCCGCTTACACAGGTGGAACTCCTTCCGCGCTACAGAGCCGTGGATTAACTGACATCTTCGTAAGTCCAGAAATCAAGGAGCAGATCCGTGGTTTTGCTTACAATCCAATGAACACACGTGCTGGTTCAGTCGGAACAACTCAGAGTAACACTTCCCTAGCTCTTCCTGATAGTATCCGTGAGGAAATCTATCGTAGTGCAGGAACAAGTGAGATCTTTGGAGTAACTATCCATGAGCTATTAGAACTAGGTGTTGGACGTAAGTACAACGATCTATTCTCAGCTTTCGCTGGTGGTACATCATACGGTGGAAGTAGCTTCAACGGATCCACAAGTCAGATCCTTATTGGTGTGGATTCCACACGTAACGCCCTACTACGCCCCGTCTCTATCCAGAGCGAGACACGTGGACAGGTTAAGGTTCTTCCTGATGATCAGTTCCTAGCCCGTAGTCAGAAGGTCGGCTTCTACAGTTATGTTGAAGAGGGCCGTGTAGTAACTGACGCTCGTGCAGTCTGTGGTTTAATCGTATAATACGAATTAAATAACTAATTAAGAAAAGCCGCCAGAAATGGCGGCTTTTTCTTTTGTAATTAAAATTGATAATTAATACTGCTAATTTAATAATCTATATGAGTAAGACTAAAAAGAAATCATTAAAGTTAGAAGTGCAGGCGCAACTAGATGGCAAATGTGATGATAAGCCGCAAGTGCAGATTGCTGGTTCTCTGGATTCAATAATGGGAGAATGCTTATCTTTGTATTCGGTTAGAAATATAGAAGACTATAAAAATCAGATTTCTGAAATGAATCAGACTGACTTGCAAACACATGCATATAAGATTGGCTTGGTTCCAATAGAAGATCGTCGTGTTTTGATTTCTAGACTATGTACAGAATTTGAGCGTTGGAACACACGCATGTCTCCACATGATGTTGGTGGCCTAACAAAGACAATCAATGATATTGACAATCGGGCGCAAAAGATATTAAGAGAAGGCGCGTAACATATTCTATATTCGGTGTAAAATAGTATGTGAGCAATAATTACTTCTACGACTTTGTAAATAG